GCTACAGCTATCTGACCTTTAGTGGGTTCATATCCAGCCTCGTAATATACGTTCTGTGCTAGACACTCTACTTGTTTCTTTTCTGACTTAGTCAGAGTTTTAATTTTCTTATATAATGTTTCGGTATGTGCAATGTTAAAACTGCACAGGTAACATATAGCCAATATTGCGGCGAAAGTCTTTCTCATGGGGATGTGCTCCTTGCGATTAGTTACTTAGCTTTTTATGTGCTTAGTATTATTATACTTTAGATGTTAATTAAAGTAAATTTAATTTTTTGTAAGTTTGACGTAAGTCAACTAGATTGTGAATGAAGCTGCTACGCTTCCCTTGGAAGATTTGTGGTTTTTCATGGTCTACTCCTATTATTATTGTTAAGTTCGGAACTGAGATACCTGTCAGTTCCTCAAACATAACCGAATATGCCGTTGCTTGTAAAAAATAATGCTGTATATTATTTATATCTTTTGGTCTTTTAGAAGTCTTAAAATCGATTACCGATAGGACTCCATCATATTCACCAATACAATCAACAGTTCCGGCTAACTCTAGTTTATCGGAATATAGCTTGCTTTCTAAAGCATGTATATTGTCTATCTTATCTACTATCGGCTTCATGGCATTCCACATCTCTGTGTCAAACATATCTGGCTCGATTACTTCACCTAAGAGGAACGCCTCACATAATGAGTGGATTCTTGTACCTCTACCTGATGCTGCTGTAGATATCCTATTTGCTTCTACCTCACCAACTCTTTTACGCCATTCATTAATAGCTTGTTTAGTAAGGTGTCCTGTTACTTGAGTAACTGAAGGATAGTTCTTACCAGAAGGTGTTTTATAGACTCGTCCTTCTGGTAGATCTAATCTTTCAAGGACTGGAAACTCATGATGTATAAAGTTCTTCAATTATTTTTTATCTGCGTACTTTGCTTTTAATGTTGGCTTCTTACGGTTAGGGTCTTTCTTTGGTTCTGTAGGTTTTGTTGCTTCTTTCTTTGCAACCGGTTTAGCTACTTCTTTCTTTGCAGGTTCTGCTTTCTTAACTGCAACAGGTTTAGCTTTAACTGGCTCTGCTGCACATACGTACATGCTATAACCAATTAAGCCAAATACGATAGCGATACTAATTAATTCTTTTTTATAATGATTCCACATATTTACTCCTTAATAAAATTAAATTTAACTTCAGGATTACTCTCTATCATCCTAGTAAAATTAAGTCTCCAATCTGGGGACATATTCATACTGTCTGAATCTATGAAATTCCTAGTATAACTTTTGTCTACGGTGTTATTACGTATGTTGCCTGTAGTAAATGAGTCTGCACCATATATATCTATATCTGTATAACCAAGTTCTACTGCTTTAAGGCACGCTAAGTTGCCGCTTGACAAACCTTTTTGTGTCTTTTGTATGATACCTAAGATATCGAACAACTGTTTTGCTCCAATCTGATCAACATACTCCATCACGTCCTGACTAAAGTATACTTTACAATCTATAAGACTTATATCTCGTATCAATACTTTAACCATTTGAGGATCTAGTATCACAGTGCAGTCAACCTTAGTCCATGGGATATTGCAACCTATGCGGTATGCATATTCTTTATCTGGATTATAGGCTGACCGACTGGGACCATTACATAGTACCGCTACTTTCTTATTATACATCGTAACTTAATTAAAGTACAATTAAGCTTCCAGGATTTCTATTGCATGGTTATAATGTTTGATACGGTCTTCTAAACCAATGTATCCACCATTGATAACCTTTGTCATCCCTTTGATGTCGCTTGCATCAGCATACTTATTTAGTTTGTTTTTATTCCAAAACCAAAGTGCCGAGTATAAGGAAGTTGGTACATCATCTGTCACGAGGTCAGGATCATTCATCACGGTTTCAGGGTCTTCAAAGAAGTCTGTAGCAAACGCGTGATAGTTAGCCTTACCTGTTAGTTGAATTGGACCACGTCCTCTAAACTTATAACCTTCGCCTGATGCTGTATCTCCATTACCCATACGATTAGCATATATTACGTTTGCAATCATTTCAGGTTTACGGTGATATGGAGCAGAGTCTCTACCAGCTGCAGCAAAGTACTTACCAAATAGTTTGTTCAATGCATCAGCAGAGTAGTTTAGGTTTTCTTGAAGAGTCGTGAAGTCCGCGGATTCATGCGCACACTGAGCCACAAAGGCTGCAACACGTTTTGCAGTAGTTACTTCAAATTGAGGTAACTGCACAACCATAGCTTCATACCACTCATGAACGTTCTTATTGCGAGTAAGTATCTTGCCCAGTTTTTGCTCAGTAAAATCGAATTCGAAAGCCATTATTTTTTAGCCACTAATCCAGCTACCTTAGCCCATGCTGCTTGTGCTAAAGCTACTGCTTTGTCAACGATTAGTGTTGCATATTGTGGGTACTTAGCACCCAAATGTGCGCCTACTAAAAATAAAATAATGTTTGTTAACATATGTTTCTCCTTTATTAACAGCTGAACTTATGTTGCTATGGGGTTCAGCAAGGCCCATATTAAATATATTTACTAGTCTTATTTAGCTGACTGCCTGGAGTCTTTTCGTGGATTCGTTGTAATACTTCTTTAAATCCGTTGTCGGCTTTGCGTACACCTAATCTGACTGGGTCGATAAGAGCATTCATACCTAACATTGATTCGATATTAGGATTCTCTTTGAGATACTCTTCCTTAGCAGAGATACTCATAAACTTTTCAAACACTTCACCAGTGTCTTTGTTTCTAAAGTCATATAATGGCATAATTTTTCCTTTGTAGACTTATTTATACTATTTTTTATTGAAAAACATCGCCCAGGTGAACCTATAATGTGGAGCCAAGTGTGACTGAGCCCTTATAGAATGAGGCATCTCTCCATCAAAAATCAGCAGTCTAGCAGGTTTATACATGCATGTATAGACTATCTCACTCATGTCATCATTATAAATGACGGTCTCACCAGCCCATTCAGGCTTCCAATCTAAGTTGATATAGTATATCAACGATATCTGGTTAGAATGAGTATGAGGATAGTTAGTATCTGATGGAACTGATACGTTTATTGTGGTCCTTACAACTTCAAGGTCTTTATATGGCTTAAACTCTTTTAGTGCTTTAAGCTTATCTAAGAACCCAATACGATTGACATCATCTTCACTATAGTCTGAATGGATATAGACTTGATTCCTTCTATCCAATGGAGACGGACCATCTTGAGAACCTATCTTAAAATAAGAGTTAGTCACATAGTGATATAGCTTCTCATGATACGCTGTACCAAATGGGTTATCAATCACTATAGGTTTCATTTACCAAACATCCTTGCAAACACACACTTAGACTTTGCTCTATCAGACACGTTACGTCTATTCATCTCAGCTTGTGTAACCTCTTCAGCTTCTAGTTGTTTATCAGTTGCATCCATGACTGTCATGTCTGCTTGTACTTTTGGAACTAACATGTAGTGTGCTATAGGTGTACCAGCTTTGAGTAGTGTCTCACCATTTAATACATGCCATTTTAATTGTACATTAAGTTGTGATACTCCATACTCTTGTGAAAAGAATCCAGGCATAGTAGTAAATCTTGTCTCTTCAGTGTATGGTACAGGGCCTTCCATCAAGTAGTATCCTTTTGGGACTATGCATCTCCATGGTGTATGGATCTTTAATACACAGTTCAGTGAGTCATCCCATCCACCTTGATAATCTGCTAGCTGAGAAGATGGGTGGAAACCTACTGCTTCACCGACTTCCGCTTTACTCTTCATCTTCTTTTGGTCTATGGCAGAACGCCATTCAAATGTTTGCTTATCACCGTTAGTCTTAATGATGATGTCTTGCCATGTAGTCATGATCCAACCATATCTCATGAGGTTGAATACACCAGGACACTTTGCAGTATGCATGAACTTATGATGACCGTATTCAGGCTTCTTAGTCTGTTCTACAAATTCCTGTGTAGCTTTCTCAAACCAATTTTGTTTGATAGTATAAGCTGGAACTATTGGAGCTAGCTTAGTGACTTCAGGTATTAATGAAAAGAATTCTAGCTTAGGCCGCTTGTTGAACATTATGTATCCATTCTGGCTGTTTACGTTTTTTCCACGAAAACATCCGTTGTTTTTCACCGTTATAATAGTTACGATATGACTGTACTCCATCACCAAATACTTTATATTGATCTGGCATCGCTGGAGTCGGGTCTGTAAATTCCCCAATAGGTATATTTTTAGGCCAAAATCTTAGTCTAGCTAGTAAACCTGTTGATTCACACTTATGAATCTTTTCATATCGATATGTGTATTCTGTACAAAGTTCTCGCATTAGTTGCCATAACCAATAGTAATTCATATTAGTTTCTCTACACCACTTTGCAGATGGATGATTCACATGTGTAGCATTATATAATAGTGTTTCACGTTCATCTGGTATCCAGTATCGAGTTACGCTTCTATTAGTTTCAGGATTGTATACTTTTTGAGCTCCTAATCCATCTAATATGCGATGAGCAGTAGATAACAGTTGTGCAGATTCTAATATCATCTTGACACAATGTTTATCTACATGGTATTGCGCGGCTATCGTAGGATTTTTATCTAAATAAAATATATTCATAGTTTCATGTATTCTAATAATGTTGGGTCCATTCGAACGTCTACAGATAGTATGATACGTTCAGATGTACCATCATGTTTCACAGAATGCAAATAAGGACCACCGTCCTTAAATGCTAATATCTTGCCTTCATGCCAAGTTTGTGTCTCTTCACCTACTGTTATCTTACAGTTAGGGTCTTCGACTAAACATAAGTGTATGCGCATGAAGTTTGGTGTTGTCCCATCATGCGGATGTATTACAGATCCTGGTATAAGTCTACTTATAAAACTATTGACTAAGTTTCCTTCCTTCTCTAACTTAGATATAACTTTATCTATAGTAGGACATCGCTGTTTAGATCGTGTGATGATTTGGTCTATGATAACTTGTTCTTCAGGTGTACTATTCTGATCTATATGTTCATACTCAAACACAGACATAGGTACAGCTTTCCAATAGTTATCATAGAGCATGTATCTCTTGTTGTTATAGAATACACCATATTGCGGATAGTCTATGAGTGTATTAGGATCACGTACATAATCAAGGGCTTCCTTCTTTATCTGCTCATAGTTATTCACTAGATCGATACAGATGGGAGCATCCTTGATTATATCATGCCAAAAATATGGCTCTTTCATTATTTAAGTTTTGTGATACGATCTTTGTATTCTAAATAGACTAATGCGGATGCAGTCAAGAATACGACTAATCCCATAGCTACATTAGTATTAGTCGCGTATGCTATGAAGCATAGGAAAAATACAAATAGTGTTATGCTACCTAAATAGATTCCGATTGATTTGATTGATTCAAATAATACTTTATAGTTCATAATGTCTCCTTAATAAATTCACCTTCTAATTTTTTATGGTCTACTATTTCAGTCCATAGAAAACCTTCATCATCATAATACTTTACCTTAAATTTCCAATCAGGTAAAGGCTCAAATTCTATAACTTTTGCTTTATAGGGTTGGAGTTGAGAGTTTTGGGTTGAAATGTACATGATCTAATAGCCACCTCTTCATTTTGATTGCACCTTTGTCTTGTAGTGCGTAGGCTTCAATTTCCCACGGTTGTTTGCGATAGATGTATCTATGTTTGTCGTCCTCATACGTCAAGTATTTGATCTTAACGTTGTACTTCAACTGGCCAGATATGAATTGTCTGGCGTGGACGAGCTCATGTGCTATCGTCTTACATAAGCTGGAAGTATTCTTTGCATTAAGTTCGATGAGGATGTCGTCATCATATTCCTGATCACAGTTACCTAACATCTCTTCGGACTTAAAGTTTTTAAATAAGAAAGTGTATCTTGTATCTTTAGCTTTCTTAGGGTATTTTTTTGATATGTCTTTGATTAGAGTCTTTTCTGCTGCTATACATTGCTTGACATATGTGGTTAATCTACGTGTCGATAGTCTCTCTACTGCAGGGGTGCAGTAAACCGAAATCTTATCGGACTTATAGAGTAAAATTTGTCTAATCATATGTATAATTATACCACAGCTCCTAATTAAAGTACATGCTGACATAACTTATTGATTACAAAGACAATTTACAACACACCCAGGATCACAGATTACCTGGTATATAGCTTACCATATATTTATGTAAAACTATGCTCCAGGCTGTGCCGGTGCGATGAACCCTGCCTCTTCAACCAACTTACGGGTGATTTTCTTATACTTCTTATGAAGCTTCTGATCCTTAACAGCTATGATTACTTCTGCCTCAGATGGGTGTACAGACTCCAATAATGATATGAATAATGCTTCACGCTTGATTTGCTTTAAGTCTTGTCTAAGGAATACATAAAAGCGTCTAAGCTCCTGTGTAAGGATAGCTGGACTCATGCCAATAGGCGCATCATCCTTCTTATAAGGAGGCTCATCCTCTGGTAGGAGGAACTTTTTATCAGGCAAGAATGCATATTCGAATATGATCTTAAGCGCTGAGTTGCCCTTATACTTTGTTGACAAAAGCTTAGGATCTGTATTGATCTCATCAAGCATCTCTGGTAAAAATCTAACTGCCATATTAAAACTCCTCAATCTCGTCCAATAATAGACGACATTTATTTTTGATTAAATACTCCATTACAGAGTTCTTATCACCTTTCGGCTTTGTGTTCTCATAGGTATATATGATGATCTTAGCCAACTCTTCAGGTATGAAGTCAAAGTTAACTAATTGTTGATTACGTTGATAGTTACGCTTCTCTTCATCGTTCTTACATGCCTCAATACCTTTCTCAAAGAATTCAGGTAAACGCTTAGCTGAGAAAGGCTTTTGTCTGTCACCTGATACAAACACATCATCCTTAGATAAGATGTTTGGTATACCATCACCGCTATCACCCTTTACGATGTGTTGTATAGTATACTCTTGAATCTCCTTCTGAGATCCTTCTACGAACTTACGTTGCATAGGTGACCACTGACGGACATTCTTATTACGTTGCAGCTGTATGAAGTCCTTATCAGACGACACGATCAATACTTTTTGAGGGCTATAGAATAACCCTTCTTGTATTAGTTCATGTTCTTGTGAGAAGTCTACAAGAGTGGCGATGATGTCATCAGCCTCGGCTCCCTCATTGATTAGTACTTTATAAGGGAAATAGTTGATGAGCTCTTCTCTTAGCTCTGCAAGTGTATCGAATATAAACCCCCAATCAAGGTCTGACTTATCTCGATTAGCTTTACGATGTGCTTTATAATGAGGGAATATGTTCTTACGCCAATAGTTTCGACCATCACATGCGATGACGATCTCACCATACTCTTTACCATACTTCTTCTTGTAAGACTTGATGGTTGATAGTGTTGTATGACGTATTAAGTTCTTGATCTCTTCAGGAGACTGACGCTTGATGTCGTTCTGAAATGGTAAGATGTTACTTAATGCTATCTGGCTATAATCTAATATGATCATTAAAATGCACCTAATAAAATTGTTTCTTCATTGATACGACCGTTTGGATTAGTAGGCTTTGTCGTTAAGGCTTTTGTTGCTGCACCTAACGCACGCTTACCAATCTGAGTATCTTTAAAGAACTTCTCAGGATTCCTAAGAGTCCATGTCCATGACTTAGCGATACTATAATTGATGATCGTAGTACCTTTGACTGATAGGATGTCTGAATCATCTGCAGCATACACAGTCAACTTACGATACTTAATATTATACACCCATAATTCTTTAGCGCCAACGATCTCTGCTGGATTGATAGACTTAAGGTTTAATAAATCATGCTTAAACATATACTTAAGCTTCTTAACTATGATAGCAGGAGGCTTAGCTTTTACTACTCTCGGCTTCTTAACAGAAACTTGGTGTTGAGCACAATCATCTACGATAGATTGGATAGCAGCTCTAAATCGTTTAAGTTCAGTCTTAGTGAAGAATGAATAGCCTTCAACGAGTTGTTCATCTTTGCCTTCAAGCGCTTCATCGATCTCATCGACGTTAAGCTTATAGTAATCACCGATCTTTTTAGCCACCATGCCTGATATATTATTAGATAATAGGTGTGCTTTAGTATTAAAGTCCCATACTTTTGAATGGATAAACTTATCGATAGCATAGTCGATGTCTTCAGATGCTGCACGAGCTGCTTCAGCTACACGTTTATCTATAGAGATGACTGATGCTTTAGGACGAGGATCCTCTTCAGGCTTAACATAAGAATAACATTCATATAGAGAGTCAAGCTTATCTTGTATGCCTTGCTTATCTTTGTCAGATAAGTATTCACCTCTATTAAGGATGGTGATCAATGATCCTAAAGATAAGAACTCATAGTCTGGTGCTTTGGATAAGACGTCATAATACTTCTTATTAGTCTTCTTAAGATAGTTAAGGACGACCTTAGCACGTTCACTATTGTCCATATTAAGGTTATAGTATCCTAATGCTTTCATCAGAGATGTGCGATACTCGTCTTGTGTTACCACAGGAGCACCATCACCTCGGCCTTTAGCAATAGCTTTTTCTTGCCATTCTTTGGTTGGTTTTTTAGTCTTCATAATAAGATACTACCATAATAATTAATTAAAGTAAAATTATTCTGCTTCTTGGTTTGTAACTGTTTGATAGATCGTTTCAAATTCATCATTAAGAGCTACTTCTTCGTTGAAGTTTTGTCTATGATATGTATTAGCAAGCTTAGCTAATGTCTTTTTAGGGATCTTAAACTCGTCATAAAGGTTCTTAAGTACTTCTTTAACAAAGTCCTTCTCAGCCTCTACACGTGTCATTGAATCAGATATCTCGTTAAGAGCACCTTTGATTTTCTTTTTGTCTTCTTCAAGTAATTGCATATTATCTCCAAAATTAAAATGACGTGCCGGGGAGCCCTTGGGGTAGGACACGTTTGCTGCTTTGCTAATGAGTATTGTACCGCGATCGCTCGCCTCCATCAAGTTCTCATTATATAAATTGGTGGGCCCACATGGACTCGAACCATGAACCAAAGGATTATGAGTCCTCTGCTCTAACCAACTGAGCTATAGGCCCCTTTTTAAAGTGCACTAGGTAAAATAGAGGTACCCTTAGTTTGACCCCTCTAATGCACTTTAAAAAGACTCTACAACGTGCGTATCCACACTGACCCGCGGAAGCTGACCATGGATAGTCCGCATATATGTATTAAGTGGCGTAGAGTCTAAGCCGTTAAATAGCTTGAACTGATATTACTGACTCAAGTCTGAATGATCTCCAACCTTGGTTTTCAGTATCAAATACTCGTAACACTTCCTTCGAAGGCTCTTTATCAGATACATTCTTTGGTTGATGTTCATCGGGTATGTTTGTCAACGTACAAAGCATCGTTCTCTCTGTGCCATCCACTTTTTTAAACACAACTCTAACATCACCGGTGATCAGTTGTTTATAAACATGATCATAAAACTGTTCATCATTTAATATCATTAGTCTTCTCCATAACCTGGACCCCATGAATGAGGATCCACTAAACTGTTTAATAATTCTTGCTCTTCTAATGAAACTTCGTCCTCATCAATAGGATCTGGGGTTTCATACATACGACCTTTTTTAATGCCTTTTACATTTAACATGATGTCATTATACCCCTTTTTTGATTTATTGTACATATATTTTTACCATGAGCTCGTATAAAATACTTCTTCACCGCGAGCAAAAGCTTCTCGAGCCTTTTTGATAAACTCAATGTCTGCAGCTTTATCATCTTCGTCAAACCTCGAGTCATTACCAAAGAAGAAACCTTCGGTCTCTGGTAACTCATTGTTGAGTACCACAGACTCAATATAATTGATGTCAGCCTCGGTGAGTTCCATCTCGATGCCATTAAAAGGTATCGCACGTTCCTGTTCAAAGTCTTCAGGATACTCATCACGCATCCATTGAGGGATAGGTTGACCCTTGTCGTTCCACATGTCTTCTAATAGACCATGAAGAGCGTTGTGTTTTCTCCAGTATTGGAGTTCGATTGCTTTTGACTCCTTTTCTTTAGCGCGACTGTACGCGTACATATCTAAACCCATGATTAAGCAGCCTTTCTTTGTTTGTTTAAATAATCGAACATGATAGCTTTAGCACAGTTCATGAACTGACGAGCTTCGT